TGAATCCCCAGAGACCTTTGCATCCCCAGAGACCTTTGCACACCCAGAAACCTCTGCATCTTCAAAGACTCTAGCATCCCCATGGACCATTGCATACCCAGATACCCGTGCATTCCCAGAGACCTCTGCATACCCAGAGACCCATGCACACCCAGAGACAATTGCATTGCCAGAAACCTCTGCATACCCAGAGACAATTGCATTGCCATGGACTCTAGCATTGCCAGAAACATCTGCATACCCATGGACTCTAGCATCTTCATAGACTCTGGCATCTTCAAAGACCCAGCAATTTCCTTCCTGACTCAGGTTCTTTTCGGACTCGATCCAGCCACCAAGGTCACCCTTATTGACGTTGCCAAAATCCTTCAGGGCACGAATGCGGTGGAGATTGGGACAAATGGAATGAGTTTCGTTTGTGATTTCGTATTTCATAGTATTGTGATCAATAGGATTCAGCGAGGGCTTCTTGTTCAAGTTCGTACATATCCTCAACAAATCGCCGATAATCATCTTCAGTCAGATTCCACCGAGCCATCAATTCCCGATCGTATTCGATGTTGTTGGTTTCTTCACTCATTTGATTGTGGTACTATACTATACCACAAACGAAGAACCGTCAACCCCTAGGACGATTTTTTTTTACTTTTTTTTGGAAGATGGAAAAACGACGTTTTTTATCGTTTTTGATCGTTTTTCTGAGTTTTGGTAGGTTTTTTCTTGGTGGCACGGCTGGTTTTCGCACCCTTTTCTGCGGCTTCAGCCATTTTTGCGGCATTTTCAATGAAGGCTTGTCGTTTGCCCAATCGTTCAATTGCCTCGTTTGAATCCATCCAGATATCTTTGTTATCTAACACGGACCTGATTTCATCCTGAGTCAAAAAGCCAGAATATGCATCATTGAGTAAGTTTTCTGACCATTTGCGTTCATGGACGACATTGTCGTACATCTCACCTCCTTTGCCAAATGTGGCTGAAGAATAGTTGTGAATCATAAACATGGCATGAGGAGAGATTTCATACTCATGACCCATTAGAAAGAGAAGAGTCGCAGAAGACATACAGGCACCCTCGACATGAACATGAATCTGTGCCTCTGTTTCAGCCAGGACGTGCACAAATTGAATTGCAGTAAAGAGGTCACCACCTGGTGAATTAATGTGCAGCTTGATGATGTCAGGAGTATTTGCATTACGAATCTGGTGAAACCATTCTGCATATTCTTCACTGGATTCAATTGCACCACACACATAGTATTCGTAAATATTGCCATACGCACCAGCAAAGACTGTGGTCTTGTTCTTTAGCAAATCAGCTATTGGATTTTGTCCCTTGTGTTCTGTGGTCTTGTTCTTTAGCAAATCAGCTATTGGATTTTGTCCCTTGTGTTTTTTCATCGATTAAATAGTTTGCAATCTCTTTCATTAATTTATCAGTCCAATTGTCTCGGTGCTCCTTAAAGATCAGAGGATTAGGATCGTTCTCCACCATCATAATTGTGATCAGTTGAGTGATTGGAGTACCGGTTCTCTCCTCAAACATGATAGCATATGCTGCTTCTTGCATGAAGTAACTATGAATCTCATCAGCCGTCTTGATACGTGTTGAGGTCTTGAAGTCTACGACACTGAGTTTTCCATCAAATTCAGCAATGCAATCTACCTTACCAGCAACAGTAAGGTGATGAGAATACAATGGGGTTTCAAGCATTGAGATCTTACCCATCCGAGAATCAAGCACAGGCTGGATGGCAATCCATGAAGAAAGAATGTGTGGTAGTGTATTTGAACCAACCACATTATCCTCATTCTTGAGGTATCGCTCAATCATGTCATGGACTGCAGTACCTCTAGTGCAGGCATGATGAGAGATTCGATCTGCCTCTGCCTCTCCTACTCTCTTGCGCCATTCCTGAATGTACTTTTTCTTGGAATGGCCCAAGACAGTGGTGATCGATGGGTATCTTTCTCCAGTGGGGGTTACATATGTTCTACCCGATTTTCGAGTATTACATTTAAGATCATCATAGTCAAGTCGAACCTTTTGATGCTCAAAGATCTTACACCGCTGGAATTTCATTTTTCAATCTCGCCCCATTTTTTTGGTCTTGTGTTCTTCTTCATGTAATCAATACGAAATTGATTGACCCTTTCCTTTAAGAACATCAGGTGACCAATGATTGAGACCTCTAAAAGCAAACCAATGAATACCAAGATTTCAAGCAGATTCATATTTCACCTTTTGTTTTTTTTGTCTCTTATCTAATCTCCGTTGTCGATCAAATTTATCGTAAGATTCAAAACGATCCTTATCATGTTTCTTATTCTTCCATTTATTGTATCTTTGGTTACTCATCCTCCGGGACTCCATTCCTCATATGTATTCGATTCTTGTTTCTCTTCTAGTTCTTTCGTCATAATATAGTCACGAACAATACCACTTCTACAAATATCTTCCCATCCAAATCGGATATGCCTAAAATAGTTCATCTTCTCAAGGATCGTCAAAAATTTATTGATACCTTGTCGATCATGAGCTCTTGTGAAATCTGATTGATAATAGTCACCAGCAAAGATGATTCGACTCTCTTCGCCAATACGGGTAATCACTGAATCAAGTTCATGGAAATTGCAGTTCTGCATTTCATCAACTATCACGATAGAGTTATTGAGTGTAATACCACGGATATAGCTTGTGGTCATAAACTGGATAGTTCCTCTATCCACCAATGTCTCCCATGCATTGCTATCACCATAGAGTTCATTGACGATATTCTCATATGGTGTAGTATACGCCGCCTCTTTTTCTTTCTGTGTACCAGGCAAGAAACCCATATCTCGGGTTGGGACAACAGACCGAACAATGATGACCTTCTTTCGGTACTGATATTTTTTGGCTTCATTTAGAGCGTGGTGTAGTGCAATGAATGTCTTACCACACCCGGCGGCGCCAGATAGAATGAGATTGTATCCCTTCTTATAATACTGAAAGAAGTCTTCTTGTGCCTGAGAGAATGGAAAGATATCAATCAATCTCTTACGCCAAGAAGTACTTTTCTCTATTTTAGTACTTGATTGTTTGTTTTGTGCCATCTTTTGCTCTTTCAGGATGTCTTTTGCGAATACTTTTCATAATATCAACAAAATCACTTCCAGCACCCGCTCGAGCTCTTTGCTCAAGAGTCTTACCACCTTCATATGAAAAGAATGGTGCTGCGATGCCCCTCTTTACCGTATGGGCACCACATTCTGGGCATGGTCTTTCAGTCGGAAGATCACGATCCAGGATTGGATGATTCTCTTCAAATTGTACATTACATTTTTCGCAGTGATAATCGTAGATCATACTTTTGATATCATGGCTTCTAATCTATCTACAGCTTGATAGAGTCGCTGTAGTTTGGTTTCGTAGAAGGGTATTTTATCATTCTCTTGGTCTTTTTCAAGACGTCGAATATAATGTTGCGTTTGCTCAAGATCCTCTTTTAGACGTTTAAGTTGTGAAAAGATCATAATGATTGATAGTGAGATCTATCATTATTTATCCTTTATGATACCTGGAAACGCCTTATTCACAAGGGCAGGTGTGATTGCAGGAAAGAGTTTCCTGAGTTGTTTATCTTTCATTGCGATAATGATCTTGGCATCATTCGTATTCACTGATTCCAGAAGCTGGACAAAGCGCAATTCTTTCTTGACCTTAGTCATTGGAGAACCCTTGAGCAACCTTTTAAGGATTTTGATATTCTTATCAATCCTTCCAGCACTCCTGTCAGGGACATTTGTGTCTTGTTTATACGGTGGTTCTCCCTCTGGTAGATCGAATTGCACCCAATCATTGAAATTACCTTGCAGCACGAGTCTCAAGGCATAACAATCATTTTCCTGAAGAATCTCAACACGATCCTTCATGGCACGAACATCTTGGACCTTTGAGAAGATCTCGTCAAGTGATAATTTTATCTTTGGTTTTTGCATATTGATATTACTGATTCACAAAAAAGTCTTGGACATTTGCAATGAGCATATTACATCTCTTTTCTACAAGGTAACCAAAGACCTTTTCGTTACCTTTGTTGTTCTGTTCATTATGTATACGACTGATATCTTCCCTGATATCCTTGGGTGTGTTCCGAAGATCAATCATTTTCTTGTTACGGCAGAAGTTTCGATACACATCAGCCTTCATGTCGGTATCCAGCATTCCCATGTTCATTGACTCATACCATCCTTGAATTGTCTTGGCACGAAGTGGTTTCTGTCGATCACCATTCACGAAGGTATCATCATGGGAAAGAACATTGGGCACACCATCACCGGAATCACCCTTACAGATATGCTCGAATAGATAGAAGTCTGGATCATCCACCTTGATGAAGTCTTTCTTCATTGGTGAGAATTGCTTGACATTGCTGTGTCTGTGAAGTTGAAAGAAGTCTTTATCAGACGAGACAATCAGGATTGGTTCATCTCGTGTGATTTCAGTCAGGTGACCAATGATATCATCAGCCTCGGCACCTTCTGTCCGAATGACTGGATATGCCATTGATTCTTTGAGTTCATCCCGAACCATGGAAATCAATTCAAAGAACTTACTCCAATCAAGGGAAGATTCATCTCGGCTCTTTTTTCGATTTGCCTTGTATTGAGGGTATGGTCCCTTGCGCCAGGAGTGATCGTCACATGCAATTACGGTCTTTCCATATTCTTCTCGAAATTTGTGATTGTATCTGCGAATCGAATTGAGGATCATGTGACGGATAAGCCCTTCTTCGATTTCTTCAGGTCGATCTTGTGAGAAGATAGAAGCAATTGCAATGGCAGAATAGTCTATAATGATCATAGTTCTACTATATTATCACAGAATTCTGTTCCTGTAAACATCTTTGTTTCTCGGCATACTTCTGTAAATGCTTCTTGGTAATCTTGAGCGAGATCCATGAATTATAGTATTTCTTGGAGAGAAGAACCCCACGTTCGATCTGCTCTTTTGCCTCGAGGTATGCACATTCTGATTTACTCGAGCAGAGATAAAGTATCTCTCTCCGAAAGTTTTCATATCCACCTATCTCAATGTCTTTCTTCAGTTCATCATTAGAACCCCAGTATTCTTTCCAGTCGGATTCTGCAAGAAATCTCTTCTTCTTTCCATTGACCTGACGAGATCTCATGGACCAAAAAAACTTCTTACCTACATATTGTCTTCCATCAGATAGATTCGTGATCAGATACACAAACCCATAAAATTCCTTTCTCTCAGGAGCTTCACAGTAAGATTCATTCATGTAGATCCAATCAGTCATTGACAGAAATTTGGGCAGATGGTATAATAATTAAATCGAATGAAGAACAAAACAATCTTCATTTTCTTCATTGTTCAAGGGTCATTTTAGGTATTTTCTATGACCCTCTTGTTCTTTGATCTTGGTAATGATTTCTTCCTTTCCTCTTGATCCAGTCCAGTGAACGATCTTTGCATCACGGTTGAAACCACGGTATTTGATGTCGAGTCTTAACCATTGATATTCATCTGGCATTCTTATGATGTGTTCATCTGATTCACCGATCAAGTGATGCAATGCTTCCATATCTCCACGTTCAATACCCATGATGGATCTTTTACACCATTGTTCTAGGATCTTTGGTTTATTCTTAAAGACAACAACACCACTTTGCCAATATGCCCATTTGTTCTTCTTGGCATATTCATCAGTAGTAAGTCCCAGTTTACCATCGTGTGCATACTGAAAGATATCATCAATGGGTTTCTTTATTTCACAATCAAGATCCAACCAACAAGTATACTTATAGGGACTTGATAACATGGCTTTGGGTTTCATAAACCAGGTTCTTTTACCAGGAAGCCTACCCACATGAATGAATTCGATATCATCTGGTAGTGATCTCCTCATTTTTTTGGCAAGACCAAAATCGGCAACCACAACCGGAATATCAGGCATATGCTCTCGTAGGTTTTTTAGCCACCAATCCAGTAGCCAAAATTGGTTTGCATCACACCCAGTGAGAATACACCTACCGTCTTTCATACTCTTTGGTAATCTGGTGTCAATGAATGCTTCATCTTGCATCCTCTTTCGGCCTGAATTGAAGAGAACCTATCATCAGCCTCAAAGATCCATGGGTAGTGTTCATCTAGTATGAATTGATCAGAGGACAAATATGTATCTGTTGGTCCACCTATGTCACCACCTTTCTTTTTGATAATCATATCCATTGCAGCCGGATTTACTGCATATGCATGGGCACCAGGAAAGTATCTCTTGGAAAAGAGATTGTGTATTCCACTCATCTTCGGTTCCTTGAATTTGCCATAACTGGGTTTACCAAGATTCACGAAATAACGAAACTTAAGATAATTCGGCATCTCTCGTACCATCACAGCATCATGTTCTAAAATGCCAATTGGTCCATCTTGATTATCATAACACATCTGCCATAGAGTTCGATGAGAAAGGTGTGCAGCAACACATCGATCAAGTCTGGCGAATTTATTTGCGTAACGAAAACCAGACAAGAACCTCTTGTCCGTCATCATTCCCTTAACATAATCATCTTCTGGTGTATATGCTGGAAAGAATGTATATTCCATTCCAAACTTCTCCAGAGATTTTGCACAACGGTCTGCTGCCTCACAAGATTTCTCGTGTGCGGGACAATTGGTATCTTCGATTCGTATGATATGAAACTTCATTATTCTGTAGTGGTTGATCTTAACATTTGAACATGTGTATAGTAAGTCTTCGTAACACCCAGACCCGAAACAAGTTGTCGGCACATCAGTGCATCATTGGGCCAAAACCCATGTTCATCCACCAGAGATAGCATCTGTTCTGCACCTTCTGGTTTCATTATATATGCTGAGTTACCAGCCAATCCCTGAGGAACCTGTTCTTCATCTACCCATGGTATATCTTGATATTTCGCTGGATTCTTAGTTACAATATCGTGAAAGAGTGAGGCTTTCCTTGTTGCCTTGAGTGGATTATTGATACCCAGAATATCGAAACCCTCAGATTCTTCCACGACATTCTCAAGATCAAGTCTTCGTACAAATCTAGCATCATGTTCAAGAACCAGAATTGGATTATTCCAATCATGACACATTTGCCAGAGCTTGTAATGACTCAGTGCACAACCAATACGTTTACGAATATCTGCCGTCCGGTAGGCTGAGAGATGC